TCATAGTGTTTTCGTTTTGGTTTTGGGTGTGATCGATTCCATGCTTGTTGGCATCGTGGGCATCGTTGGCTGGTGGTGAGTGTTCCACACGATAGACATGGTTGGCTCAATGGCATTGTTTTATTTCTTTTTGTGCCTGTCGCTGATGATCTTTGGGACTGTGTGATTCCAAGAGACTGAGTGGTGCAGTCGGCGATTGCTTTGCCCCATGCCCCTGACCTTTACACAACTGGGAGCCATCATCACCGAATACATAGACTTCATGTAGGTTCCTGTTTCCAAATACATTTCAGTCATTCCACCAGAGACAGTTTGTGTGGGCAGTGGGATGAGCGAGATGCTGGTTGGTGTGAAGATGATTTCTCCCCTGATTCCATTCAGCACATAAGTATTCACATCGTCATTCATTCTGCCAACGAATGTGAGTGGGCGATCAGATCTGAATAGCCATGAGTTCATTGCTTTGCGCATCAGTGGTGTCTTGCCTCCAGTGCCATTCACACCACCGAGGAAGTCTCCACCCTGTGCCATTGCCACTGTGACGGCGTTGCTGTCCTCCAAGAATCGGATCATCGCATCAACGATTCGATCTAATGATTTGATGTGGGTTGCTCGTAATACAGGGCCTTCCACGAATCGATAGTCAAATGAACTGTAGTCATCATCCATCTGCATGAAGTAATCAAGCCCCAAGTCTTTAGCAATCTGAAATGAGGCGTTTCGTGCGTACACGGTGGCACGGCGATCTGTTCTGGTATCGGCAATGTCAAATGTCTCACCAGCAGCAGCCTTATCGAATTGCACAACATTCTTCTCGCCAAACACCCTGCGATATTCATCTGCAGTGCTGTCCTCATTGTCGATGATGATGTAGATCTTTCCTGTGTATCCATGCTCACGCAATGATTTGTAGGTCACTACATCGTGTGGTCTGCCATGTGTGAGGATAAACATGGCGAACTTCTTTGGATCAAGCACTTTCGTTGTCCTCATCCCTGATTTGAGCGATGGCAGTGTCAAATGTGGCGAACCCATTTGCGATGGCATCCTCAGCATCGATGATAATCAGCACCGATTGTTCCATCAGTTCCTGAATCTCTTTGCTTTGATGTGGATAGAACTCAGCGATCTTGGCGTAATTGAACACGATATGACGAGTCGCTGCCACACGCAGAAACTCCTTCACATCTTCTGGCATATCGGTCTTTTCGATGTTGCGCTTCAATTGGTTTGCTTTTGTTGCATCGAACAACTGACCAACGACTGGTTCTTCACCCACGATCTCATACTGTGGCACTTTGACTGCTTGTGAGTATTTGCTGGTCTGATCATGTTCAGCGATACTGCGTTCTAGGTCTGCAACGATCTGATCTAATTCATCACCATCGAAACCAGTACCTAACAGGGATTCGTCTGTGGCTTCCAATTCCTTTAGCAATTCAGCCAGTTCTGAATCATCATAGGTTGCGAGATCATTCGCCCGATTATCCATCAGCAGGATTCGTAGGGCTTGCTCATCGTTGCACACAACAGGTGTTGCAGCGATTTCTTTCCAACCCAAAGCCTTCGCAGCCTTCCAAGTGTGGTTGCCAGCAAGGATTCTTCCAGTGGATTGCTGATAGACGATTGGGCGATATTGCCCATGCACCTTTAGTGATTCACTGATCGCACCAATGTCACCCTGTCGCACATTGCGAGGATGCGTATGCACCGTGTCAATGTCAATTGCTAATGGTTGCAGTTCTTCTCTGATCATGTTTCCTCCATCGATATGCGTTTCTAGCGTACACCAGAACATAGAACACGCTTGCGAGAATGAAACCGTGTTGATTGGTTTGCAGACTAAAAACCACCCATAGACACTCGACACCAGTCATCCAAATGAATCCCCAATACTTTTTCTGTCCGATGATGACCACACCGATGATGCCCACAACAGCCAGAAACCATGACCACATCTACAGTTCTTGCCCTTGTGACATTGCAACCTGAATACGGGTGATCACACTCTTGGCTTGTGTCAATTCTTCCAACAGCATTTCGGTACGCACGATGGATTGTTCCAGCCGTTCCTTTAGTTCATCTCGTTCCTCACGCAAACGCTCATTAGCGACCTGCATATCGTCACAGCGAGCCATCCAGTGCTGCAGTTCATGGTTGCCTAATTCGCTCATTGTTTCTTCTCCTGTTGTGAATGTAGTTGATTTTGCATCTCACTAAATCTACGACCAGCCATCTTCTTATTGAAGTGCTTTATCTTATTTGCTTCGATGCCAATTCGATTCGTGGGCAACAAAACACATAGCAAATCAGTGGCTTCTTGGCTCTCATAACCTGCTGCGACCATCGCATCATTGTTTGGAAACACATCAGCATGACGCATCCCGTTATGTATCAGATGGTCTTGTGTGCCACCAGTGCTTGCCAACCAACGGAAATTGGCTGGCAATACTGCAGAACTCAACATCGCTATTTCTTTGGTGTATGCGTAAAACAGTAGCGATGGATTCATTTCAGCAATGCGCAACCATTCCTGCAAATACCAATCAGCAAAGAAATCCCCACTGTCGTGAATACGAATTGCAGGGAAACCACTGTCAGCCCATTGACGCAACCAATCGTCTGCTAATTGACCCCTATCGATTGGCAACTGTCGTGATGGTCGCTGTTTAGTGAATCGTGCAGATGACAGTTCAGCATTGAGTTGCTGTCTCCATTGATCTGTGTGATCCAACACCAGCATGAGATTGCGTTTATGTGCAGCCAACACATTTGAGAAACGATATGTGCCATTTCGTGCGTAACAGTATTGCGCACAAACACCAGCAGACGGACAAGTGTTTATTCTCCTGCCATCATCCAACTTGACACTCAATGCAGGAATAGTCCAGTTCCAAATGAGATGTGGTCTCAATTCACTGTTTTGAGTGAGCAAACTCATGGCTTCTTTTTTCTGCGCCGTTCAATCTCTTTTTCTAATGCTTCCACTGTGGTGATCAATTCGTCTGCTTCCATTTGTCCAACACTCAGTCTGCGCAAAAATCGAACAGCCCTGATCAGGTCATTGACGGTCATTGTTCCTTCTTTCTAGTCCTCTGCCACCATTGCAGGTGGGCAACCGTACCAAAAGGGGGAAGAAAATACGGTGCGCTGCTTGCCAGAGGGAGAACCCATCCTATCGGGTTGCTTGCCGTTTGTGCTGTAGATCGAACTGAATTGCTTTGATGCGCTTCTGCACCCTGCGTTCTTCTTCTCGACCATCGACAACACCAATCCGATAGCACAGATAACACGACACAAATACCATCAGGAAAATTGCTGCTGCTTTGATTCCTTCACTCATTTCATTCACCTCCTTCGTGGTGATTGTGTGGGTGATCCCCATTTCTGGAGACCACCCACGATTTCAATCAGACCAGTGCCAGCAACTTGCGCATGGCTTGCTTGTCCTGCTGTTCCGTGATGCCATTGAGAGCATCCATCATGTTGCGTTCAACACGCACCGTGTTCGTCTTGGTTGCACGGTAGTGGTGACGGTGGGTGTTCACCAATTGCAGAACACCATACGCCGTACCCTTCCAAGGTGCTACACGATTGTCAGTGGTGTAGATGGTCTTGAACTGATCGATGTTGTTCTGTGAGCGTGTGATCGCCATCTTGTTGTCTGGGTTTTCGACATGGAACATCGATGAGATGAACTTGTCGAACACCTGATCTGACACCTTGATCGACAGCAATTGCTCAACCTCACGGCTGAAATCGTCACCCAACTGATAGACAATGCTCAATGCTTCACGGGCATCAGCCAAACGCAATGCTGAATGTGCAGTGTGACGAATGCGATATTCCTCGCTGTTTTCACCCAATGCCATCGCACGAGTGTTGTCACACACCACGACAGTAACAGTGCGCTTGTAAGTGGTGGCAATGCTTCCATTGAATGAAGTGGTAGCCAGCAAATGTGGGCGAAACTCCACATCGGCAACCTTCATGCTTTCAGGCATCTCAACCTGCACCCATGCAATCGCACCACCCTTCAGCAATCCTGCTGATCCAATGGTGAGTTCATCATCGAGGATGTTTTCAAGGTTCGATAACAGCGCATCGTTGTACTGGTGGCACATACGATGTGGATGGCACACCAAGAATTTCGTTGGTGTCGTTGCGCACGATGGCAACCTTGTTTGGCACTGGCTTCAGTTCATCACCAACTTGGATGAACATCTGCTGTGGCACTGCTTCCCAATGGAACAGCCTACGGCGAACATCCTCAATCGGGATTGCACCATCGTAGTGATTGGATTCTGCACCCTGTTCAGATGCCTTGTAATGCCAAGCATGACCTCGCTTGGCGACATGACCAACCAAAATATTTTGGTTTAGCCACTGGCTTGATTCCCTGCTCATTTCATTTCCTCCGTTTGTTTGTGGTTTGTTTTGGTTTCGGTATTTCTACCTTGTGGGTGTTCGGGACTTGAACCCGAATGTCTGCCAGTCACCCCGCTTGGATCAGACGGTCAGTTCCCGTTCCACTGCATCCTTGTTCAACTTGGCAAACAAAGCATCGATGGTGTCAGAATCCATGTCGATGCATCCAAAGTGCCACAGCAACTGGTTTGCGTAGATTTCCGACTTTGTTGCTTCCAGTTCAAGATCAGCGACTGGATTCTTCAACCATGATGCATCGGTGCGATTGCCATCAATCAATGCACGCTTTACTTCGTCTGCGTGTCGGGTGATTCGATCAGCGCACTTTGCCATTTCACGGCGTGCATCCTGCCAGCCCATGATCAGTCGGTAGATGTTGGTAGCCATGTTGTTGTTGGTTTCACCAACCTGTGAGTGGATGCTCCACAGTGTGGCTTCATCGTTGATGAAATTGACCAGTGCCTGAGCAACTGGGTGTGTCTTGGTGGTGGTTGTCATTTGATGTTCTCCCTTTTCGTGTTGGGGGTATTCCCAACAAGAACTACCTTACTTGATTTTGAGAACAATTGCAAAAACTATTTAGAAAATATCCACCCTAGAACCGCATAGATACGGCGTTTTAGGAAATAAAGAAAAAAATCACCCCAAGACCACACAAAAACCCCTTTTCTTTCGATCCTGAGGCTTCCTAGCAGCCTCTCCATGCCACCCAACCACAGCCACCAATTGACCGATTGTAAGTGATGATCGCCTGTGCAGCACGAGCATTAGTCACAGGATCGAACAAGTCAGATGGAACTTGTGCAACACCCATCGTCTGCAAAAACCCTGCAGGGTACGCAGTGGTTTTTTTCAGCCAAAACAAATTGATTTGGAACAAACCCAGACTTCCTTTGATGTTCCCAATTCGATTTGGATCAGCAGGATTGTGACTCGATGGAATGCATCGACTCTCACGATGAATGATTGCATCAGCCTTGACAACATCAGCCTCAGACCAACCCAAATCTCTGAGCATTTGCCACCACTGAGGACACAACGCAGATTTAGGAACAGGTCGCTTTTCAACATAATCAAACACGCCACGATTGTTGTCATAACTCACAATCGATGGCTCAACATTTGGAATCGATGACTCGATCCGTAACGCATTGACAGCACCAGCACAAACCAGTGTCAAACCCAATGCAACCACCACTACCTTTTTCATACTTACTCCTAACATTTGGTCTCCTTCCAGTCCAAATATGTGTTTGTAGATATCTCAATATCTGTGTGTGTTCACCAATCGCAGCGCAACATTTGCGCACAGTCGTTCGCCTCAACTCGGCGTGTTACACACACACTACCATCTGTCCAACCAAACCAGACCCCTGAATGCTCCCCCATCGGGATGCCATCACTCCGATACCCTCTCACCTAACTAATTCGCCTCACTGCATTGATCAAATCATTTCGTCTTGCATAATTCGATGCGCAGCGATCTACCCTCGTTTCCGAGTGTTACCACCTCAAATGCGACTCTGAGTAGGTCGTGAAACTTATTCAATTGTGCTAACGATCAATTCCTGCAGGGACACATCCTTGAGAATCGATAAAAAATCCCATTCTCGACACGACCAAAACCCTCAGGATTTTCATCGGTGATGCCATCCCACCAACCAGACCCACCACACATCGTGCAGTCTTTGCGCACAGCACCACCCTCAGAACCATCACGCATGGTGCGATGAATCATCGACTTGATTTCTGGCAACGATGGAATCTTGCCGTGCTGTTCCACCAATGCCAACACCTCACGACCTTTTTCAACTGGGCAATCAAGCAACAAATCGTCTTGTGTCCATGCACCCTTCATGCTGTTTCTACTGACATTGTGGGCTGCGTACATTCCACAAATGCGATCAATCATCCCCTCAATTTGTGCAGGTGTCATCGTGCATTCTCCCCAATCAAGTCCCTAAAAATACACCGTGAGAGTGGGATTTCCACAAATTCTTCAGCAAACGAATACTTGGTGTTCTTGGTGATCACCCTTGAATCAAGAAAAACCTCACCAGACACAAACAAGGCTTGCGTTCGATGCGCATTCAACATCACAAACCACGCACCCTTCTCACCAGCGAACTTGCGTTTACGCAACGGAAAATGCACAGAATCGAACGGGAAACCCGAACCAGTCCAATTGTGTTTGACCTCAACCTCAAACACATACTGCTTACCCATCTTCAACCCCTGCACATCGATGCCGTACTGATCCTCATTCACCCATGCCATAAAACCCCTCTGTTCTAACCATTCAATGATCTGATGCTTTGCATCATCGTTTTCGTCATACAACGACTGACTAAATTCTTTAGGTGTCATAAATCCAACAATGCCAACAACTCACTGAATTCGTTTAGTGTCATCAAAACAATTCCGTCAGTGCGACCATCAGGCATAGCGATCATCGCAAATGGTCGAATATCACCAAACGCTTTTGCTGCATCGCTTTGTGCTTTCGCTGCATAGAACCTTGTCGCAATGGGTTGAACCTGCGCACCTGCTTTTGCTTCAACCCGTAAAGCACCAGACCAGTGTTCTTCATGCCGTGAACCTGCACTACCAGTAGCACTAAGCCCCAATTTGCGCCGTGCCACCCTCGCCTTGTTGTCACCCTTAGTTCTGTTCCGTTTCCCTCGTGCTGCTGGATCATTGCAACCACGCACACGCCGTTTCCCATCACGACCTTGTTTGCCAAGTAGTCCATATTTCGGACAATCTTCCAGTGTGCATTTGTCACGATTCCCCTCACATTCCCCTTTGCGATCATCCATTCAATGCCTCCTCAAACCAGTTCTGCCAAATCTCGCATGGATGCAAACCAATGCGCACTGCCATTTCATCTGCTCTTTGATAATCCAAGTTACAGATCGACCAACGCCAACGCTCAATCGTTGATGTTTTTACCCCTAATGCTTCACCGATGATTTCTGCAGTGGCATGAGATGGAAACTTTGCCAACAACGCCCGTGTGGAAAAAACAAATTGTTTAGCCATTACTTCAACCACTCAGCACACTGTTCTTCATAGTGTTGCCGTGCGCCATTCGCATCACCTTCCTGAATGAACTCGTGCATGATGCCAGCAACATTCTTCCAATGTGAAACATCCTGAATCAGACTGTTGATCGATTTCAATCCCAATTCTTTTAGTTTCTCTAACGCATCAGCAAGATTGTTATTGATTTCAACTAACTCCAAGTATTCTTTTTGCAACTCATCGAACTCTTGCACCGTGACAAATATTCGACCTTTGGGAATCCAAGTGGTTTGCCCACCAGCCTCTGTCCGTTCCAAATGTATTTTTTCTTTCACACTTTCCTCCTTAGTTTGATTCGTAATTCTTTGCGTTCAAGTGGATTCAACCCACCAAAAACTCCCCAACGGTCATCGTGTTCTTCAAGATTGATCACCAGATCGAGGCATTGCTTTTTGACACGGCATCGTTTGCAAATTGCTTTGGCTTCATCCCAACGAGTCTCAGGATTGTTTCGATATGGAAAAAATATGTCTCCATCCAAACCAACGCACGCTGCATCCTCACGCCAATGATCACGCTTCACTTCATTTCCATCAGACGCTTGATCACATCTGACGCTTCTTTTTTGGTGAGTTGTTTGGGGTTTTCTTTCCCACACATTTCTTTGATCAACGATGATGCGTCACCATCACACTTTTCTTTAGCCAACTTGGAAACCAAGTTCAACTGCGCTGCTGTGATTGGTTCAGCGATGTTGCGCACATTTGCTGGTTTCGATTCAACCAACCTGCCACCCAACTGTTCTTCAATCAAATCGACTGCACGAACCTCAGGTGCATTTGCAGGATGATTGCGCACCGATGGTGCAGCCTCATCTGCTTTCCGATTCCGAACCTCATCCAACGATGCGATCTTCTGTGTATCTGCAGCCAACGCAGCAACAATTGCCCTACCCCATGCTGAGGTCTCTGCATTCATCACCTCACTGTCACGGGTGTAGTTGGTTTTCCCAACTGCAGGTTCTGCAGCAACAGCGATTGCTGGCATGGGATCGTCTGGTGTTCGGTAACACGCTGCAGTGTAAATGATGAACTCACGCCCACCGATCTCCATCACCTTGAATGGATTTGCTGGATCGTATGGTCGCAACACTGCCTCTGGATGTTTCTCACGCAACTGCCTGATGCGTTCAGCAACATCTACATAGCCATCCATGTTGAATGCCATTAGTTTTTCTCCTTCTTTGATCTAATGATTTTTGTGGTTTTCATAACTCTGAATGGTGAACCCTCACGCTCATACTGAGCATAAAGATCGGGATTGTCCTGCTTGAATTGTTTGCTGTCGAATGATTTGCGACCTGCTTGCTGTTTCCAAGTGATCACCTGAACACCATTCAACAAACCAATCTCATTGTTGAGCATCATTCGTGCAAGATTGTCTTTGGCTGTAGCCTCCAAATCCTCACCTTGCTTTTGCAATGCACGACCTTCCTCCAGTTGCAGCAACCATTCTGCTGCTTCTGTTGGCAAATCGATGCTGGTTGGTGTTGGCATCCAAATGCGAGCAATGTCCGATGCTGTAAATTGATCGATTGGCTCATCCACTAGTGTGTCGCCATCCACCCATGAACCAAAGATTTCTGTTTCTTGTTGCAGTGATGAAATCGCTGTTGAGTTGTTTGGCAATTCGACAACTGAAATGCGTTGATCTCGATCCAACACTGCGAACCACACTGGCACACCAACAACTGCCTGTTGCGCCCAACCCTGCCACAACCATTCTTCAGGCAGATCGTTGGAGTCATAGACGCTGTACCGTGTGCTTGTTTTGGCTTCAACAATCAATGATGGTTTCTGTATGTCATCGACACCATCAAGACTGATGCTCAACCTGTTCTTTCGATAGATCACATTTGGCGTTGTGATGTTCACACCCAAAATATTTCCTGCTTCTTCCAACAAGACAGGTTCAAGAAGATTGCCACGCCGAAACGCTGCAGTTTCAGGTTGAACTTGTGGTTCGTTGCGTTTGTCAGCAAACAATTCGGCACGGGTTTTGTACGGTGACGCACCCATGAGTGCTGGTATGTCTGATGCACCAAACACACATCGATTGTGTTCGTCACGCCAGCGTGACAACAGCCATTCTTTGCTTCCGTGTTTTGGTTTGTCGATGATCATCATTGCTTGTTGTCCTCCGTTGGTGTGGTTTGTTCTGCGCATTCATCACAGATCAGATCGACCACTGGCACAAGTGCCATGCGTTGATCTTCATAGTGAATCAACTCCAGTTCACTTGTTGCCAATGCATCGTGAACCAAATCGATTGGTGATTCTTGGTCTGCCCAAAATGGCATGATGACGGTGATCTTCACCTCGTAGATATTCGGGTGTGTCATCACTGTGCATCCTCGATCAATTCACAAATCAGATCGTGCATATTGGAATCAATCGAATCAACTTCCTTTGATTCATGGAATCGAGCAATTGCTTTACTCCATGTTTCATCGGATATGTCCTCGACATACTCAAAGTCGCTTTTCTGAAACCACACGATTGCGATCTCATCATCGGGCTTCAAGTATGTTTTCAACACTTGCTGCAGTTCACTGACTTTCATTTGTTGTCTCCTTCTTGGTATCTATTTTGTGTGATGGGTGTAACACGGTTTCGGGATCATTAGTTATGGGATGGAAACCCGAATACGACTTTGCCTGATTTGCGTAATTGGTTGCTGATGCCATGATCGACTTGGTAGCCCCATGATTTAGATGAATTGGTGTAGCCGTTCACGAACGAATAGTCGAGTTGAATCTTCCACCGTTTCTCAGTTGCACTGCGAAGCATTTGATAAAACGCTCGACCATGTGAACCTTCATCGCTGTGTTTCATGCCAATTGCCAAATGGCAGAGTTCATGTGCAAGCACTACCCATTCCCATTCGCCACCAATCGACCATCTGGGCAAACGCAATGTGATTGTGTTTCGGTAATACTCAGCAAATCCTGATGCACCACGATTGCGTGAGTTCACTAATTTGATTGTGGGCAATCTGTGTGCTGGTTGATCCATCAATCGCCAAATGCGTTCGGCTTCTTTGGTGATCACTGCGAGTCGTTTGGTTTGGATTCGTTGCTCGTCTTTGACTGGTTGCAATTGTTTAGCAATGCGTTGGCGTTTCTTGGTTTGTTTCTGTTGTACCAATGCAGCCCGTTGCGTTCGCTGTTTTTCAAGTGATGGTGCGATCCGTTCAACCAATCGACCATGTTGTGCTGAACATGGCAAACAATATCTGCGCACATCGTTTTTGCGTGGGCGTGATGGTGCAAGCAAACCATGCTCGCAATGTGGGCAACGCCAGCGAACCTGTTTGGTTGTCATCGCTGATCAGCCTCACGATCTGCTTTCGGGTCACGCACTTCCCAAACACCTCGACGCAGTTTGCGAAACACATCCATGCGTGACTCGATGAACTTGCGAACTGTTGGTGCTGACAATCCAGATATTTCTTGCAGTTGTTGCAATGTCACCTCAGCAAACAGATTTGATTTGCACCAATTGAGAATGTCTTGGTACTGATCATTACGGGTGATGCTGTCGGGTGATCGATGTGCTGTGTGTAGTTGTTCAGACAACCACTGTGCATCGACCTGCTTTCTGATTCGTGCTGGAATATGTGCAACCCACAGTGGTCGCCCATATTGAGTGATCGCATCACTCACGATTTCATGTGCATTCATTTTTTCCCTCCCTTTGGGTGTTGGTGTTTTCACCAACAGAACTATCTTATCACATTGTGAGAACGATTGCAAACATCATTTTGACCAATAGGCACACGGTCACGGAGACACGACACTAAATAGTTTTACTGAAAATGGGGAGCAGCCCGACCTGACCCAAGATCGGGCTGCTCAACCCTGCGCCATAGGTACGGAGAAGGAGGACATACCTACAGCAATCTCAGACTAGATGGAATTATTTATCTAAACCATTCTTAGATAACGCAATCATTTCACGCACCATTCCAACTGGAATATGCATCGCATGGATCGCTTCACCCTCACAAATGGTCTGCCACAAAGAAACATGATTTTCTTTACTGCCAGCATCACCAACAGGAATCAAAAAGCCGACTGTTTCAACAATGGTCTCACCATCATCCTTGTAGTCATCCAACGACAACCAACCACCCTCACTGGTGTGCGCATCAGCCCAACGCACCATGACCACTGGATACATCACCAACCCTCTTTCTTTCGATCAGCACAAAACACAGGTGCTTGAAATGTGATGTTCTTCTCAGGTGTCACCAACGCCAATGCTTGTTGTGGTTGCTCAAAACCAAAACCCATCAGCAACGCATACTCATCGAAACCTTTGAGTGATCCATTCACCACCATCGATGGTGTCGAAATGTATTGATGCCAATGACCAAGCCATAGCGTCTGAAATGATTTCCCCGTGACCATGTATCGCTGATGCTTTCTTGCTCGCATACGCATGATGGGTGGATAGATGCCACCGATGCCACCACCACCAGAAACCTGATCACCGTGAGTCACCAAATGCCCATGCTCATAGATTTGGATAAGCGCATCAGCAGATTCAGGAATCGTAAAAGTGACATTGCGATCCTTACCGAAATGACGCTCAACCATTTTCGCTAACAGCCAGTCAAAGTTTGTGCGCACACGCTGTTTCATTCGTGGCTTGCGTGTTGTGCGACCATGATTACCAACCACACTCACCACATGGCATTTCTTGAACTCTGCAGTAAGCAAACCAATCGCTGCAGCGATCTGTTCAGACCAAAACAACAGCGACCCGATCATCGTGTCCTCGTTCGTGATTTGCAGTTCTTCGTGAATGTCACCAGTGAAAATGTCACCACCAAGCACAACCACTACACCGTCATATTTCACACCCGATAGATAATGTCGAGACAGTTTGATGACATTCTGTGTCCAGCGTTCCAAACGCATCACAGCAATCTCACGATTGTATGCGTTCAACCCTTCCATCTCATCGGGGTTCACCACCTCATCGAAATGGGTATCTGACAACATCACAACAAGTGTTGCTGCAGATGGTTTTGGTTTTGTTGGGATCATCCACGATGGAGGTTGGATGTGTTGCGCTTCGACCTGTTCGACAATCGACAGTGTGCGTTCTAGTTCATCGATGCGATCATTTAGCCGTGCGTTGTGTGATGTGAGCATTGTTGCTTGCTTACGCAAACGCACAAGTTCATCATCAGGTGGTGTTGTCAATTCATCACGCAATGTCATTGAGAACACCAGTGCTTCGGTATCTGTAAACAGTTGCCTCAGATATTTCGATACCACGCTTCTGCAAAACCTTTGCGATGGATCGACCACTAATCAGTGGATCGTTTATCGCTTCAACAAGGTCTTTGCGATCTTGTTCGCTCAATGATTTGAGCATCTGCAACACAATTGGTTTGCGCCCAGCCTTACCTGTTGGCTCGCTTTTGATTTCGTGTAACAGTTTGCTGCTCATCAGATATCCCTTCTCGATGCTGATCTAAATGCTTCTCTAATTTATCATCAACCTTGTTGATTGTGCGATAGATGCGCTGCAATTGTCCCTGCACAATGGCATGATCCTCAGAATTCTCCATTCTCATCTCTTTTGCTTCTTTGCGCATCGTTTGCAACAAGACACCGAGCAGACCACCGATGGTCGTGATTACAGCAACGACAACGGCAGCCCAACCCTGATCCATTTCACGCCTCAACAGGTGCAGGTGGATTTGCCAAAAAGAATTGTTTGATTTGTGGCAGTGATTTCTTGCCATCTACCTCAACATGAAACCAATCTCCTGAGGGTGCGCCATGAACAGTTGACTTTGTGTATTTCTGCCAAGCGTCACGGTCACATCTGTACGCCCTGCCGTGTGGTGCAGGAAAATAATCGATGATCATCTCAATGCCGAGCGCATCAGCGTTCTTCACCAAGTAATTCATTGCAGCCATTGCTTGCTTTCGACCACCCTGAGGCTTGCCTCGTTTGCCATCACCCATGTTGCGCCACGAAATATCTGCAGCACGACCTGTAGCGTGAACACTCAAAGATTCTTTTCCACGCATATTGCGCACACCGTAGCCACCGTTGTACCAAAGCGCAGGGAAACACCTAACGATTTCTTTCCACAATGCAGTGAGATGAGGATTCTCTGATGCTGCAGCACCGTCTTTGTTCCCTGTGTATGGTCGCTTGCTCATCGTGCAGCCTTCTTTTTTGCGATCTTCGCAGGTGATGCACCGAACGCAGCATCGATTTCATCACGGGTGAGTGTGCCATCCACCGATGCACGAGCCAACGATTCAACCACCTTGAACACCGAAACAGCACCAGCCAGCAGTGCGCTCTTCCAAATCTCCAACTCAGGCGCAATCACGGCAGCACCAGTGACAACACCGAGCGCATTAGTAAGAAACAGTGCCAAGATTCGCCCAAGAATGTCCTGTGCCTTTTTCATTGATCATCACCTTTCCTCAACATGGTTGCTAGAAAATGTATCAGCACCGTGAGACAAGTAATCCACAACGCTTGACGCAAAGTAGTTCCAGACAAAGTAAGCAAAACCAATCCAGTTCCAGCCCACACCCAAGCATTCTCGATCAAATAATCATGTAGCCGTTTCATGTCTTACGCCTCACAGGTGCTGGCAATGTCATCAGGATTGTAGTTGCAGCGATAATCGTGCGCCGTTCTGCCACGCTGACGGTGCTACCAACTGGCACATAGTCGTCATGTGATCCATCAAAAATGTTGGTTTCATTCTCAAACTGTTTCTTGACCTCATCGGGTGCATCGTCCAACGGCTCAATAGAGGTCTCAGGAGAAAAGAAAATTGGTTGGGTGGTTTCCACTGGGATCAGGTTTTCTGACGCAACAGGGAGGCTCACAGGGGCTTCTGGTGAGATTGTGGCAGGTGGATTCGCAGTGGTTGTAGTGGTCTTAGCCACACTGCTTGTTGTGGTTGTGGGGATCGTAGTGGTCGCAGTGGTCGTAGTTGTGCTGTCCACACTGGTTGTGGTTTCGGGAATTGTGGAAGTGGTCGTGGTTGTGCTGGTGGTTGTCGCTGGTGGAATCCACACCTGCTCAGTAGTCTGAGGTGATGGGATTGATACTACTGCTATCGCTTCTGTTGTGGTCGTTTGCAGGGTGGTCTCTGTGGTCGTGGTTTGCTCTATGGCTTCTAATGTGGTGGTGGAGATCGGTACTGTAGATGAGGTTGTTTCTTGGATTGTTGATGTTGTTTGTTCTAATACCGTTGTTGATTCTTCAACGATGGTAGTTGTCTCGTTCGTTTCAACTGGCGCAATCTGAATCTCAATCGAATCAAATGAAGGCCCATACCATCCAGCCCAGAAACCATGATCAATACCAGCCAAAGAAATATCTACAATCTCATCCTCAACAGTTGTCTCAAATGACACCGTTACCGTTCGCCAACCATGTATCTCATTAGATACGAAGGAGTTAGTGCCAACATGAATCTCGTATGTGTCAGCGATTGCTGCACCCCACCCAACACTATTTGCTTGACTGTTATCGACAACGCTAACAACAGTGATCATCGATGGTTCAGATACAAGGATGCTTCTGCGAACCTCACCCCACTGATACGAGAATCTGAGAACACCATTAGCGATAACACCGTTTCCACCGTTACGAATTATCACCCAATCATTTAGATTGTCGAAACCATCACTAATGGTTGATGCGTTGGCTGGTGAAACAAAAGCAAAAACAGCAACAGGAACAAATATCAGCCAACGAGCAGACCTGCGCACATCAGATCACTCAGGATCAGCAACTGGTTCTGGTTCTGGTTCTGGTGCTACAGGTGCAACAAAATCCTCAATGTCCTCATCGTAGATGTACCCAATGCCAGCGTAGGTCTTGCCTTCAGTGTCAAAAAAAGTCTCAACCCATCGACCCTGATAACGATCAGGATTCTCTGCCATGAACTCTGCTGTCACAACAGAAACATGAGTCACAATGTTGTTCTCATCCAATTGTGCGAAATATTGAGCCGTCATAGTTCGAACCTTACATAAACAATCCCTGAACCACCAGCACCACCACCACCCGTATAGCCTCCACCACCACCAGATGCAGTGTTTGCTGATGCTGCAGAACCAGTACCAGTCGATGCGCCATTACCACCGATCGATGATCCACCAACGCCAGCATTGCCGCTGTAACGACCACCGCCACCGCCACCACCTTTGAACAGGGCAGAGCCACCAATGAATGCACTCACATCAAACCCTGCGCCGCCATCACCACCAACAGAACCAGTGCCGTTTGACCCAACAGCACCAGCACCACCTCCACCACCAGCACCGTTGCTGCCAGCAGCAAAACCTTGATTGCCGTTGCCGATACCACCAGAAAAACCTTGACCACTCACAAAATTGCGAACAGGTGCAGTGGCGACATAACCATTATTTCCACCACCAGAACCACCAGCACCACCAACAGACCAGCCATACAACGGGTCATTATTTGCGCCACCGTATCCACCACCAGCAGCAATAGCAACAGTATCAACAAGTGACTCAAATCCTTTAGTTGAGTTTGTTCCACCAGCACCAACGGTCACAGCATACGAACCAGCCGCTAAATAAATGGTCGTCTGAACTTTGCCACCTGCGCCACCACCACCACCATCGTGATAGGTAGTCGTTCCACCGAATGAACCTTGAAACCCTTGACCACCACCACCACCACCACCGAACACCAACACATCGAACAAACCACCAGTAGTAACAGTCAAAGTGCCATCAGATGTAAAAAATAAAACCCGATACAGTTGCCCAGAAATTGTTGGGTCTGGGGAAATAGCACTACCACCAGTAGCAGCGCCGTAACTTACACCACCGCCAAAGGGAAAAAAGATAGAGGATGACGCTGACACAAAATAAAGCGTGCCACCTCCATATTGCGCCAAAGAAAGAGAACCAGTTGTAGAAACAGTTGCAGTTCCAGCAGTTACCGTGCAAGCACCAGCACCAATGTTAGTAATGCGAATCACATCGCCAGCAGCGAACAGGCTGTTGTTCACAGTAATTGTTGTCGCTGATGCCGAGTTCATTTGGATCACAGTTCCAACATCAGCAGCGACCAATGTGTAACTCGCAGTTTTCCCACTCACAGACCAGTTGTAATCATTGGTCTGCAAAGTATTCATCTGTGCTGCAGTAAGAACCTGCCCAGAAGTAAATGCTTGTTTCGTCATATTTCCTCCAGTGTAACACTTTAGGTCAGTGCGTAGTCTGAATCCATTGGTGATCCTAGACTGAAAGCAGAATCCAATCCCCATGTGGC